GGTGATCCATGTGCACGTAGACTATGGTATAAGTACAATATGCCTACCGTTGCTGAGAAGCCTGATGGTCGTGCCTTACTTAAATTCTTTTACGGAGACATTCTAGAAGAGTTGGTATTGAATGTGGCAGAGGATGCTGGTCACACAGTGGAGAAGAAACAGGAGCGAGTGGTTTACGACATTGGTGATGGTTGGTATGTACGAGGACGCATTGACGCTGTGATTGATGGTGCAATGGTTGACGTTAAGAGTGTTACTAAATATTCTGAAGAGAAGTTTAAAAACAACTTAGTCGATGACCCCTTTGGATATTACCAACAACTTAATGGCTATGCTACTTCTCTTAATTATAACGATGCTGGTTTTCTCACTATCCAGAAAGAGCTAGGCCATGTAAACTACTACCCTATTGAGGTGAACAAAGGTTTGTTTAAGATGCAAGCTGAACATGCGGCAGACACTGCTTCATTATCCAGCCCTGACAGCATCAAACGACTAGACCCTGTTCCAGCCAGTAAGACTAGTAAGAACAAAAAGCTATGCACTAGTTGCAGTTATTGCAACTTTAAGAAAGAATGTTTTCCAGAGATGCGTACATTCTTATACGCCAGTGGCCCCGAGTTTCTAGTTGAAGTGGTAGATGTACCCCGAGTTATGGAGATTACCAATGCAAGTAATTAAAGAGGGTTGGGTGCTCAAGCACCGATCAGTGTTAGGCGAGTTTATGTGTACACAAAACACAACTACCCCTAAGATGTATGTGTCAGAGAAGAGTGCTATTAGTAGCGCCAAATACCATGCCGAATACAGTAACGATGGTGTTAATGTATATAAACCAATTAAAGCTTTTATTGTTGTAGAAGGAGATAGTGATGCAATTCCGTTTTGAATGTTTTGAGCCAAGTGATCTAGAAGACAATTCGTTTCCTGATATTGAATATCCAACTGATCTACGTGTAGTACATGAGTTTGAAATATCAGACGAGACACGTTGGGACAACATTATGTTGCAGTTTGCTAAGTTCCTAGATGCTACAGGATATGTAGGTGTCTATGATAAAGTTAGTAAACGCATTGATGCGGATTGGGAAGTCATTACAAAAGGATTTGATGATGAAGATATTAGTAATCCCGGATTGTCAGATTAAGGAAGGTGTATCTAGGGAACATCTACCTTGGGTTGGTAAGGCAATTGCTGATTACCGACCTGACGTAGTTGTCAACCTAGGAGACTTTGCTGACATGCCCTCATTGTCAACACATGACGTTAAGGGCAGTAAATACTTTGAAGGGTTACGGTATAAGAAAGATGTAGAGATTACTAAGGTGGCTATGCAAGAGATGCTAGCCCCATTGCGACAGCTACAGAAAGTGCAGAAAGATACCAAACACAAAGTATATAAGCCCCGTATGATTATGCTGATGGGAAACCATGAGAATCGCATCAATCGTGCAGTTAACAATAACCCTACCTTAGAAGGCTTAATATCAACAGCCGACCTAGGTTACGAGAAAGATTGGGAAGTCCATGAATTCCTCCATCCTGTTTTTATCAATGGTGTTGGTTTCAACCATTATTGGCCTGTTGGAGCTATGGGTAGGCCATCTAGTACTGCTTCCGCTATTATTAGTAAGTTGCATATGTCTTGTATTGCTGGTCATCAGCAAGGTAAGCAAGTAGCCTACGGTAAACGAGCAGATGGTAAATCAATCTGTGCTATAATTGCAGGGAGTTATTATTTGCACGATGAGAGTTACATGGATCAACTTTCCAACAAACATTGGCGAGGTTTGGTTATGCTCAACGAAGTAAATGATGGTCACTTTGATGAAATGTTTTTGTCTATTGAATATTTAGGAAAACGATATGGTCAAGATTAAACATTACTCACGTAAGTTTTTAAATAAATCTACGGGATTATCTGCAATTGAAACGAGCATTGATACAACACTGTGGAGTGGTGGCGTAGAGGGTAGTGTTAGCATTACAGATTGTGCACGACAAGTTAATTTAGATTTCAGCCTTTATGATGTTAAGGATGTAGATGTTAAGATTGCTAAGCTAAACTTACTGTTAGTAGAAATTAGTGCATTCCGAGATGTATATCTACAACACTATGATGAAATCAAGGATAATCTAAGTAAGAAAGAAAAAGAGCGTAAGAAGTTGCAGGGTAAAAAGAATGAACTACAATGATAAACTATGGCAAGTGAAACAATTTATTGAGGAGAACTTTGATGACCCAGTAGAGTTAACCATTGCACTAGGATTGTCAGTAGATGATCTAGTGCTTCTTTTACCAGATGTATTAGTTGCTAACTACCATAAATTTTTTCAAACAAATGACGACACAGAAGACGAACTTGAAGAAGACGAGCCGCCCGACTTTGGAACTGGAGAAGATTGGGAAGAGTAAACGTAAAGAAGTTATTAATAACGAACGACAACGTGATTGGGCACAGGAGTTACAAGATTATGAGCAAGGTAAAATTGATATGGAGTACCCCGGAAGGGGAGGATTTAGTGGCGTACATGGCACGAGTGTCCAACCCTGAGAACCAAGACAATAAAGAGACAGCAGGTAAGTTGGTTAAATACCTTGTAAAGAATAAGCATTGGTCGCCGTTAGATATGGTGGACATGTGTGTAGAAATTGAAACTACACGAGACATTGCCCGACAAATATTACGACACCGAAGCTTCTACTTTCAAGAGTTTAGCCAGCGATATGCAGAGGTACAGAGCTTTGAACTATCTGACTGCCGTATGCAAGATGGAAAGAACAGGCAGAATAGTTTAGAGACAGAAGACTTAGCTCTCAAATATTGGTGGGAAGGTGCTCAAAAACGTGTACTAGGTGATGCTCGGTTTATGTACGAATCTGCTTTGAAAAAAGGCATTGCAAAAGAGGTGGCACGTAAACTCCTTCCTGAAGGATTGACAATGAGTAAGATGTACATGAAGGGTACACTACGTAATTGGATTCACTATCTTGAAGTACGATGTGACCCATCTACTCAGAAAGAACATCGTGAAGTGGCATTACTAGTAAAAGAGCAACTACTTAAATGTTATCCAACAATGGAGTATTTATGGAAGTAATTGACAGCACCAACATGATTAAACCAGTTGTGCATTTCTTAGGCGAGCCTATATTCTACAGAGTAGAGTTAGCACCTATGCACGAACGTGTTTATGGTAATTACGCAGACGATGATGGATGTGTAGAGTATGCCCGTGTGCATGGGCTAGATCATCCAATCTTAGGAACAGATAACATTCGTACATCCATTGTCTTGAAGAAGTATGACGATGGAAGCTTTGAAACAATGAACACAGTGTATAGGCCTAAGCATGACACTTGAGCATCTTATTGTAGGAGCTACAGGAATTGGCTATCTCATCGTAGGTGTGCTACAATGGAGCAAAGGCGAAATGTCTAACGGTATGATTTGGACAGGGTATGCCTTTGCACAGATAGGACTTTGGTTAAACTTAAAGTGAGGAATGTATGATAAGTGAAATAGATATTTCCGACATGAAGGCACTATATGACATGGAACGTGGTAAACATTTCAAACTTGCACCAGCAGATGTTGTCAGTGTACCTCCAGACAGTGAAAAGTTTACAACGGATGATGTATACAAGTTCATGGGTATTGACGGAATGTACAGCAAATGCGTTGACAGCAACGGCACTACTCATCATTTTGCCGCATGGACTAAAGTAATTCCGTGGGTAATTTAAGGAACGATGGAGAGTGGACAGAAGGCCGCTATCGCAGCTTCATTACTAGTACGCTACGTGGTGGAATGCGAAGGTGGCCCCCTAAGTGGAAAGCACTTAAAGAAGCAGAGTTAGGTAGGAAGACTAATAAGAAGTCTGGTAAACTAGCAATGCATTATAGGTGTGCTTGTTGTAAGAATGAGTATACAGCTAAGGATGTTCAGGTTGACCATATGGAACCTGTAGTCAATCCAACTACGGGTTTTGTTTCTTGGGATGTGTACATTGATCGTATGTTCTGCGAGAAGAATAACTTACAAGTATTGTGCACTACGTGTCATAAAATAAAAACAAAGGAAGAAAAGGATGAATCTACGAGAGTATCAAGAGATGGCGGCAAGGCTAGCACTTCCGACAGCGTTAAACGACCAGTACCTAAGCCTAGGGCTAGTAGGGGAAGCGGGGGAAGTAGCGTCCCTGTTCGCAAAAGCAGTGAGGGACAGCGGAAACCTAGTAAACCGAGACAGCTTAAAAAAGGAGTTGGGTGATGTGTTATGGTTTGTAGCTGTACTATCTGAACACTACAACCTAGACTTACAAGATGTTGCCATTGGTAACATTAACAAGCTACGTAGCCGACAGCAACGTGGTACACTACAAGGAAGTGGTGATGATAGATGATGTAAACGAAGAGGAAGCATGGTTACATGGTGTAATTGCAGACTTTGATTACATTGTGTGTAGTGGTAAGTATGGCCCCTTGTTCTACAAGATGTTATCTGACCAAGCCAAGTTTATTATTAATAACATGCGTGAATGTGAACTACGCAACATGGAGGTTAAATGTCCATCGCAATTAGATTAATGGCTGGATTTGCATTAGGGTTTGAAATTAATTCTGGCCCCGGTGTCTATCTATGCATCTATTTAGGTATTGCAGAATTTGCATTTTATAACGAAGAGGAATTAGAAGATGATTAAACACGAAATGGGTATCTACGAAACATTCATTGCTAAGAGTCGCTATAGCCGATTCCTAGAGGATGAGAACCGCCGTGAGCATTGGCCTGAGACAGTTGACCGCTACATGAACTTTATGCATCGCCACCTCATTGGTAAGATGCATTACAAGATGACCCCTGAATTGTATGACGAGTTACATTCAGCAATTCTCAATCACGAAGTAATGCCTTCTATGAGAGCTATGATGACCGCAGGGGAGGCACTAAACCGAGACAACACAGCAGGGTATAACTGTTCCTACCTACCTGTAGATGATGTTAAATCCTTTGATGAAGCCATGTACATCTTGTTATGCGGCACTGGTGTTGGATTCTCAGTTGAGAGCAAGTATGTTAATAAGCTACCCGAAGTACCTACGCAAATGTTTAACAGCGACACTACTATCTCTGTGTCTGATAGCAAAGCAGGTTGGGCCAAAAGCCTACGTCAACTCATCGCCTTACTGTATTCCGGGGAAGTACCAAAATGGGACGTTACCAAAGTGCGTCCGGCAGGGGCACGCCTTAAAACGTTTGGTGGTAGAGCTAGCGGCCCTAAACCCCTCACTGAACTCTTTGAATTTGTTACTAATAAGTTTAAAGGTGCGGCAGGTCGGAAACTTACCAGCTTGGAATGCCATGACATTATGTGCAAGATTGGAGAAGTCGTGGTTGTTGGTGGGGTACGTAGGTCAGCGATGATTAGCCTAAGTGATTTGTCAGATGATCGGATGCGACATGCTAAAGCTGGACAGTGGTGGGAGCGAGAAGGACAACGAGCACTTGCAAACAATAGCGCAAGCTATAATGAACGCCCCACAGTTGGGGAGTTTATGTCAGAGTGGTTGGCATTGTATCAAAGCTACTCTGGTGAACGTGGCATCTTTTCCCGAGAAGCTGCTAAATCTACAGTTGCGAAACGAGGACGAAGAGATAGCAGTTATGATTTTGGGACTAATCCATGCTCCGAGATCATCTTACGTCCGTATCAGTTCTGTAACCTTACTGAAGTGGTGGCCCGAGCAGACGATGATGAAGCAAGTCTACAGCGAAAAGTTAGATTGGCCTCTATCCTTGGGACTTTCCAGTCTACTCTTACAGAATTCCCTTATCTAAGGAAAATCTGGCAGAAGAACACTGAAGAAGAACGTTTGCTAGGCGTGTCAATTACAGGAATTCTAGACTGTGCGTTGCTAAATAATATTCACGATGTGGGTCTGTCATCAAGGCTAGATGCTCTACGTGAGTTGTCAGTTGTTACTAATAAGGAACTTGCTAATGCGTTGGGAATTCCTCAATCCGCTGCTATTACGTGTGTTAAGCCTTCTGGTACTGTTTCTCAACTTGTTGATAGTGCCAGCGGCATTCATGCTCGCCACAGTGATTACTACATTCGCCGTGTGCGGAACGATAACAAAGACCCTATCACAGCCTTTCTACAAGGTCAGGGAGTACCTTCAGAAGCGGATGTGATGAAGCCTCATGATACAACTATCTTTAGCTTTCCTATGAAAGCCCCTGATGGTTGTGTTACACGAGATGAGTTGGACTCTTTCACTCACCTTAAATTGTGGCTAATCTATCAACGTCATTGGTGTGAGCATAAGCCCTCAGTAACTGTATATGTCAAAGAGAAAGATTGGCCTTCAGTTGGTGCTTGGGTGTGGGAACACTTTGACGAGATTAGTGGTATTAGTTTCCTACCGTGGGACGGTGGTAGCTACAAGCAAGCCCCCTACGAGGAGATTACAGAAGATATGTACGACCTATTAAAAACAGGTATGCCGAAGTCTGTTGATTGGAATACGTTCCTAGAATATACAGACAACGTTGAAGGTGCTCAGCAACTAGCGTGTGTCGCTGGTGTCTGTGAAATCTGAAGACCAGTTACTAATAGCTGAAGCGTTAGGGGGGAGTGAGGAAGCTTACTCCTCTCTAACAGCTAAATATTGGAAGCGTATATTTAGTTTCTTACGTAAAAGGGTTAACGACAATGCACTAGCAGAAGACTTAACCCAAGATACGTTTGCAGCAGCCTTTAGGTATCTCAAGACGTTTCGTGGTGATAGTCAGTTCTATACTTGGCTATGTACAATTGCCATCAACAAGGCCTCTAAAAGACCGTTTGAGAGCATTAAAACAGAAGTTGATAGTGTGACTAGTGTTACCCCTGAAACCCTGTTAAATACTAAGCAAGAGTTTCACCAGTTGTTAGACATGATAAGTGATTTACCAGAAAAACAACGTAAAGCACTGTACATGAAACATGCTCAAGGAATGTGCTACAATGACATTGGTGTAGCCCTTGCATGTAGTTCTAAACATGCTAAAAACTTGGTGTACAAAGCTAAGAAAACTTTGAGGAGTAGGTATGAGCAGTAATGAGGAGAGTTATCGAATGATGGAGGCACTAAGACGCTATGTGCGGCTTAAAGTGTACGAGACAGATAAGACAGTGGAAATTGTCTTACAGTTTAAGACAGAAGACGGTAAGATGCATCAAATTTGTAACAGCTTTATGGAGAAATAAAATGGAACTTGAACTAGTTGAAGAACATGAAGATGGTAGTGCAACAGTAGTGTTGAAAGATATTGAACCAAGAATGATGCAACTTTTGTTGCAAGAGGGTTTTATCTCAGTAATGAGGAGGGAGATTGATCGGCTAGAGAAAGAAGATAAACTACCAGCTTTACTAAAGGGAAAACCTGATGCAGTATGATGATGTTATGGCTACGCAGTATGGTGGCAACCATTACAAAGATCGTGCTATTCAACCGTGGGAGGTATGGGAAGCGTATGACATGAATGGTTGGGAAGCTAGTGCCCTTAAATACTTGCTACGCTACAAGGATAAAGGTAAGCCACTAGAAGATTTACATAAATGTATGCACAACATTCAGTATCTAATTGCCAAAGAAGAGCGTAAGTTAATGGCTAAGAAAGATATTAATAGCGTTGTTCAAAACATTGTTAAAGAGTTAACTAAATGAAGAAAGGGGCGCAATGCCCCTTTTCTTATTTCTTATATTTTTCAGTTAAGAATGTTTTAACTCTATCAACATATTCTTGAGTTTCTTTAGCTGGCGGTTTTTCCCCTTTTAACACTGCCTTACCAGCAGCAGGGCCACCATTATAATCTGCTACAGCAGCTAATGCATTCCCTTTATATTGATTATCTAAAGTAAACTTTAAATATTTACCAGCAGCATCAATGGAAGCAAAGGGATTGTTTACATCGTGCTTAAACATTCCATTCTGTAGTTTTTGTGTAGCTGGCATAAACTGCATAATGCCTTGTGCACCTTTAGGACTCACCTGACCGGGGTTAGTTCTCTCACCAGCATTCTTAACAGATAACACAATGCCTTTAGGTAAACCATATTTACTTTCCACCTCTTCAGCAAAGGCATCTAGTCTAGGGTCATTATATTGTAATTTAGACCACTCAGACTTATTTTTAACTAGCTGTTTCCACTCTGACATATCATTCCTCCCACCAGTTTTTAGACTGCTTTGGCTCAGTAGTAGTACTAGTATCAGGGGTAGTAGTTTGTGTAACTGGTTGTGCTGCACTTTGATAAAACCCACCATACGGTTGATTATTATTAATAACAGTTGCAAATTCAGTACCGACTTCTTTAGGTTGTTTCATTGTAAGCATAGCTGTACCGTACACAATGTT